TATTTATTTTTTGGTTTAGTAATATTTTCTTCTTCTTCGTTTTGGAAATATTCCGCAGGAACAGGAATAGGAATGTAAACAGGATCTTGTTTTACTTCCTCTTTTTTAGGCATATCTTCTACTACAAAATCTTCATCAAGTAGCTCCGCTATGCCATCTTTAATCATTTGTTCGCCATATTCCGAAAGAAAAACGCCAGTGTTACCCGGTTGTTTTCCATTCCATTCTTTTAAAAGCCTTAGTTTCATCTTTTCATTTTTATCATAAAATCAATACTGACCCAATAAACAGAAAGTTCTGCATTAAATACCTGTGAGCTTTGTCTAACATATTTTATAGTTTGCACCTCAACACCTTCAAGTGTACCAACAAATCTGTCCAATCTATTTCTAATTAAATTAGATAGGTTTTGCGTAGTGTCGTAATTTTGGGTATAAACGTCTATTTGCAAATCAATTTCTTCTAAATTACTTTGTCCGTCTTTAAAGTCAACTGGATTGCTATCAATGATAGAATAAACAATAAATGGATAATCAACATTTTGAGGCGTAATATCAGGGTAGATATTAGTGCTAATAATGGCAGTAATATTTGAAGCCGTTGACAATCTTGCATATATTAGTTTACCTATCATAGCTCCCAGAATTTACGCGGGTATTGTTGTGCCATTCTTAATGCTTCTTGCGACATCTTTTGAATAACAGCCATTTGACTAGCCCTTTCAGCTTTGTTTTTTACTTTTCTAACCCATGCTTTAGTACTTCCGTAAATCATGTGCGCATAAAAACCATCGCTCTTACCTTCGCTTCCTAACGTAGCTCCTTTACCTTGTGGTTGATATAAAGGCCCTATTGAGGAAGTAGCTTTTTTTAAATTCTTTACGTCTGATATAATTTTAATAGAACGACGTAAGTTTCCAGGCATAATATTGTAAACTAAACCTTCGCCCTTAACATAATATTTATGTGGCTTTTTTGAGATAGGTACTTGATTTTTATAAGCCGCTAAAGCTATTGGCTCCGCTGATTTTGCTATTTCTTTTCTTTTGCTAACAGTTACATTAGTCATTAAATTATCTAATTCAAGCACTGCCTCCGCAAGATTATAAATAGCAAGTAATTGACCCTTTTTAGTAAATTTCTTTTGGGTATCGCCTTGCAATCTTCTAAGTCTATCTAATTTTGATTGTTTGATAAACATAATTAAACAGTTGCGTAGCTATCAAAATAAAAACCTGTAAAGTCAATGAATCGCTTATCGTGACTTATGGCTAAATTTTTTACTTGATATACTTTGTTATTAAAAATAACTCTTGATTCTTCAGTGATACTTGAATTATACCTAATGGTAAATTCAATAACATTCTTAACGGTATTTTTACCCTCAATAACTGTTTCGTTTGAACGTGATAGTTTACTATCTATATAAGCCCAAATAGTAGCCGTATTCGTCCATGCTTCGGTGGTAAAACCCGTTAACGTTTTTGTTCGTGTAACATTTTGAAGGATAATCCGATCCCTCATTTTACCAATAACTTCATTTTTATTATACCCAGTCATATTTGTGTCGATTTAACATAACGTCGGAAGCCGTTGGCATTTTATAAACACTATCAGTTCTATTCTCGTAAATATTAGCTATCATTTTTAAAATAGCTATTCTAATATCAGTTGGGCAGCTTGTAGCACTTGTTCCAAATCCTGCCACATAAGTAATTGTAACATCATTCAATGAAAGATAAGTATCTGGAAAGTCCTCATCAACTGCTTCACCTATTATGCCTCTGTAGGTATCAACTTCGTATAAATTTTGCGGTAAAGTTTGAGTATTTCCATTTTCATCTAAGTAAGTAATCGACGTAACACTAATTACCGGGTAAACCAATAATTTAATTACATTTTCGTAATCAGTAGCAACCTTATAAGAAGATGGAAACCTTTCTAATCTTTGTACAATCGTTTTATTTAAAGTGCTAATATTTTGCCTAGCTTCAACCGCTTCCCTGGCACCTTTAATAATTGTAGTAATTAAAGAGTCGTCCGCTGTGTCCTCAACTTTTAAATAATTTTTGACTTCGGCTAAAGTCCATAATTCATTTGTCTGGTCAACGGTTACTCTCCAAGGTTTCATCTCTTAATAGCTTTTTTTGGTTTGGTGCTACTTGTATTTTCAATGATTGTTTTAGCCTCTATTTCTTTTGGCTTATCATTTACTTCAATGGCTATTTCTAGCCTAATCAATTCTTTTGCCGTAATCTCATTTAGTTCTGCCTCATCCCCCTGAAAATATCCAAGGGAATGAGGCGAACCTGAAGGAGATTTTATAAATCTCACTTTCATTTTATGGGTTTTTAGCTACAAAGTAGGCAGTATATCTGGTTGATTGAGTACCAACACCAGTTAACACTAATCTATATTTAGTACCACCAATTAAAGCATCTTCATTAGATTGAACTAAACCATTTACGTTTAAAGTGTCTAATGTAGCAACACTTGTATAATCGGTAGAACTTGCAGCTTGTAAGACAGTAGGCAAAATATAAGTAGTGCCTGACAAATTAGTAGCTACAATCGACCAATAACCGCTCCATGGACTTAATAAGCTAACAGGAATAGTAATAGTGTCTATTTCAGTGTTAGTGATCGTGTCACTTACTGAATAGCTATAAAATGTACTTGAAGCGTCATCATAATTTGCATCAAGTGTTTTGCTTCGGTCGTTTACAAAAGCCGTTAATCCAATAGCGGCAAAAACAAACAAACCAATTAAAATATTCTTCATTTTTTTAATTTTTATATGCCAGTAATATCTGCATCTTTAATAGCCGCAAATGAAGCAGCGTGACGTACCGCAGCATCCCACCATGAATTGACTACAATGGTAACTAAGGCGTTTTTGCTAGACGAATAAGGATCCACAACAACGTCTAAGCCAGCCCACTGACCAATAAGCATTTCGGCAAAGTTTCCAAAAATTACTGAATGTAAATCAGTACCACCACCTTTAGTTAAGTTATTTGGAACTTGCGTAGAAACATAAGCACGGTACCCATTTAACAAATCAGTCCTAATGCCTTGTTGACCAACAGGAGGCGCACCATCTGACCAAACAAACTGGGCAGTACCTGAAGCCTTTTCAGTATTCTTTAAAAATCCTCTTACTCCAGGAGTAGTTAGGTAGGCTAAAGTACCAAAATCAGCATTATCAGTAGCTAAGGCAGTTTCTAGGTCAATAATATGCTTGTAAGTCAACGGCCCGCCATCTGTACCAATTGCAACTGAACCAATGCCAGCAGTGTTCAAAATACCGTAAAATGGTTGTGTAGAATTATCGCCATTAATCAAAGCATAATCCAATGCTCTATTAATTGCTTCACTCAAACGATTTCTTACAAAATTCTCCACGTCAATAGACGATTGAACAAGCAACTGTTTTGAAATATCAGTAAACGCACCTAAACGATTAGGAGACATACTAATTTTGTCAAAAGTTGGGCTTGTTTCATCGTTTGCAGAATTTTCAGTTTCCCAAACCGCAGTAGCAGCAGCATCATTACGAGGAAAATCTAAGTTACCTGTTAAGCCAGTCAACAAAGTAGCACCTGCCTGAATGACTGCTAATCTAGGGTCAAGAAATGGAATCAAATCCCCTAAAATAGTTGGTACAGTATTACCACCACCAGCCGCGGAGCTAACAGTCATATCTCTTTTTTCGTTCTTTACAATCATTTTAGGAATGTAAAGATTTCCCGAAGCAGAAATACCAGCCTGTTTAAATTCTCTTTCAGCTTCCTGGTGCATTTCAAGCTCTAAGCCGTCTAAGTTTTTGTTATTGGCTACTAAGTTAGCGGCACGAAGGAATGAGTAATTTTTCTTTACTCTTTGCTCGTCACTAACTTTGTTTTCGTTACCCCTAGTAGCAGGAGCCGCCATTCTTTTGGCTTCAGCTTCTAACATCAAGTGATTTTCAATGTCACTTTCAATATTAGTAACCTCGTTCCTAATAGTTGTTAATTTCGACCTTTGTTCATCGTTAGCATTTGCTCCCAATGTTTCAATGGCAGAAATTAAAGATCGCATTTCTTCTATTTTAGCGGAACGCGACTGCTTTAATTCATCGGATTTTAACATGTTAATATTTTTTTAAATTGTTTAAAAATTCAACAAACTCATTGAAATTGCATTCCGCTTTTTCATTTTGCTGAATATGTCTTTCCATGCTTCTTGAAGCTACAGTAGTATTTGGATTAGCTGGGTAAGTTACCGGGCTAACATCGTAAACTTTGTTAATCTTTGTAATTGTTCTTTTCATTCTCCCGTCTTTCATTTCCCATCTGTCACCATTTTCCATTAATGAAAAAGCAAAAGAAGATTGATAAATGTCACCTCTTTTAATTAATTTCATTACGTCTTCGGCTGCGTGGGTTTCTGGGGGAAAAATATTATAAACCAAAGCGTTTCCATCTCTTTTTATAACTAAAGTATTGTTTTTAACTCTACCAAGCACGATATTTTGGTCATGATTAAATAAAGCGGCTGCCTCGGAAAAATCAGCATCATTAAAGGCATCCATATCTATTTCTTCATCAAAACTACCCATATCATAAGCTCTATTCAATGATGAAGCTATGCCAGTTATTTCCCTAGTTTCTATATCGCTTTTAAATTCGATATTAAAATATCTTCTTTCCATTTGATTATTATTTGACCTGTCTTCCATAATCTTATTAGCTGTTTTTTCTGCCCAAGGTAACATCGTTGAACCTCCCCATGCATCGTACATTATTGAGCCGCAAATTTCGTTTTCATTTTCATCAAAATATTTGCCCTGGTCATAAACTTTAGCGCGACTTAAAAAACTATATGTTCTAATTACTTCATCTTCACTTAATGCCGCTCTATTTGCTAACTGCCTTGCTCTATTCCAACCAACAGATGTACCACACTTACTTCCATTATCTTCTTTATGCTTCAAAGCTTTCTTCGCTGCATTGCTTGCGGATTGAGGGTAAGTTTTATATGGCATCGCTAATTATTTTGATTAGTGACTTCTTTACTATTGGACGCTAAAGGCATGCCAAATTTATCTCCACCTTCGTAAGGATTAAATCCTTCAAGATTTCTAATTTCATTTGGTGCAATCGCTCGAATATTATAAAGTTTAGTGTAAAATTCTGCACGCGCCATAACGTCACCTCTATACAACTCATCTAAATCTAACTTAACAAAATATTTGCCCCAGTCCTTTTGTGGGAATAGCTTTGTGTTAAACTCATTTTCAATTCTTTTAGTCCAAGCCCTTAAAGTGTATTGAACAAAGATTCTGTTTAATATTTCAATGTTTGTTGCAGAAATATTGTTTTGACCTAACAAAAGAAAGCCCGGAACGCCAGTAAGGTTCGAAATATCTTCAATAGTCAATTTTCTTGCGTCAATATCGGCTGCATCTAATTTTGAAGATACTGGTTTAAATTTAAAACCAGCCTGTAGGAATGCTACGCCTTGTTGATTGTTGGGACCTGAATATTTATCTGCCCAACCCTTTTTGATTGCGTTTAATTGATCCTCATTTAAAATCATATCTGTTTCAACCGTTCCACTTAAATTAGTTCCTTTTGCATAAATGTCATTTCCGTAATCAATTTCATGTAAAGCTCTGGAAAAAGTAGTTTTTCCTGCCTCAATCAAACTTTTGCCCCAATATCCGTTATCGCTAAATGATTTTATGTGAAGTACCTCGGACTGGCTATAAATTTCATTATTGGATTCTAATTTATAGTAAAATTCGTCGTTTATTTTATACATTTCCCACGGTTCGTCAACTAAAACCAAATCAATTACATTACCTGCCTGATTTCTATTAGGAATAATTAAAACATTACCTGATTTTGTGGACATTGAACCGTTTACGGCTTGCCTAACAATGGCTTCCCTAAAACTAAAAGTATCGTATTTTTTTGAAGGTCTATATTTTATTAGGCTGTACATTGGGTGATTAATAGCCTCAACCACATTTCCATCTGATTTTAATTCATAAATAGAAAAAGGTAAACTTGCTATTTGCTCTGATAAAATAGATAATGCCCTAAAGTAAGCAGGAATAGATAATGAAGTTTCATGAGATACACGCCTTTGGTTAGTGCCAAAAAGTTCCTGGTATAATTTCCAATCTTTAGCGGGCCCTAAATTGGAAAGGATACTTCTTTTTATAAACTTTACTATTTTATTTATAAACTCCATACTACAAAGATGAATATAATAAACTTATTAAGCAAATAAAAAATTTATCCAATAATTAGATTAAAATCCAAATTAATTTTATTTTTTGGGTCAATAGCCTCACCAATAGCCATGGCAGCCGCAACCATGCCATCTATTTTTTCATTAGATTTCCTTTTGTCAAATTTTACTAAGCCTGTAGAGTTAATAATCAACGCCACATTTGATAGCATCCATTTTGCAACTGGATCTCCATTGTGAAATATTTTTTTGCCTGTTATCATTTTTTCAAATTCGCAAATAGGCGTATTCATTTCAGGAAAACTTTGTGGGAATCT